AAAGATACCAGTCATAGGAAGCTACGTGGAGCCGTACTTAAATTCTCCGATGATACCTGTTAATTATCAAGGGGATTGGTATCGTGAGATTAAAAAAGTAACCGAAGATGCTATTTATAGACAAGAGAAAGGTTTGGAATTGTTTGAATGGGCGGTAACAAACTTTAATCTTTTTAAGGTAAACGAAACAAGAAAACAACTATATCTAAATTTGAATGGTCGTTGAGTTATGGCTAAATCTGGAACTATTGGGAAGCAAACATTTGGAAAGCGAAGAAAAGGAAAATCTCATAAGAAGCATAATAGACACAATCGAAAGGAAAGAAACTATCGAGGACAAGGGCGAGTATGAGATTAACTATCTAAAGCTAATGAACTAATGTTTATACATCCTACTGCAATAATCTACCCAAATGTAATCATCGAACCCGGTGTTTACATAGGACCCTATTGCATAATAGGTGCTCCGTCTGAATGGAAAGGTTATGAGCATCACGAAGGATTGGTAACGATAATGTCGGGTGCGAGATTAACCGGGATGATTACGGTAGATAGTGGAACGCATAGAAGAACCATAATCGGTAAGGATTGCTACCTTATGAAGATGGTGCATATCGGCCACGACGCTATAATCTGCGACAATGTAACTTTGAGTTGCGGTGCTAAGGTTGGGGGGCATACAATAGTAGAAAAGAATTGTAATATAGGATTGAATGCGGTTTTACATCAAAAAATAAGAATACCCGAAGGGTGTATGATAGGTGCATCGGCTTTTGTCGGAAAGAAATCTGTCTTACAACCCTTTCATAAATATGCTGGAGTACCTGTAAAAGAAATCGGACAAAATGCTCGTTAATATCATCTTATTAAACTACGAACGCAAGCAACACACCCAAAGGGTTAAGAATGTAAACTTCTCGAATGCAGGGTTTAACTTTGACTTTATTGAGGTTGAAATGAAAGGAATAGCCAGAGCTATAAACTACGGAATAAGTAGAAGCTATCAATACGATGCTATTGTAACAATGGCTAATGATATTTTAATGCCTGAGAATTGGCTGCAAAGAATGGTAGAGGCTGCCTATGCTATCCCTAACACAGGAATGTGCGGTATTCATTGCGTTGAGATGTTAGGCGAGAGAACTTATATTAACGATATTCCTATTCATAAAGCCGATGCGGTATTTGGGAATGTCTTAATCCCTATGCAAGCCATCGAGAAGATAGGCAAGTTCAATGAGGTTTACGACCCCTATGGGATGCAGGATAGTGATTATTCGTTTAGATTAAAGCAGACAGGACACCTGAATTACTATTTAGGAGGGTTAACCGCTGAGCATATCGGACACGATGTCGGCCAAGATACCCCTTATAGAAAAATGAAAGATGAGGGATTGAGTAAGTGTGATAAACTATGGGCACAAGAAACTGCCAAATATCAATCAACAAATAACTACGTTATTCTATGAAAGCAGAGATAGTAAATATCAACAAGGTCAGAACCAATCCTAATAACCCAAGGATAATCAAGGATGACAAGTTCCAAAAATTGGTTAAGTCAATCCAAGAGTTCCCACAGATGCTTGAAATCCGACCGATAGTAGTCAATGATGAAATGATTGTTTTAGGGGGTAATATGAGGTTAAAGGCTTGCCAAGAAGCAGGGATAAAAGAAATACCTATCATCAAAGCATCTAACCTAACAGAAGAACAACAAAAGGAATTTATCATCAAGGACAATGTAGGCTTCGGGGAGTGGGATTGGAATGACTTAGCAAATAATTGGGATGCAAATGAATTAAGCGAATGGGGATTAGATATCCCAGGGTTTGAGGCTGAGGTATTAGAAGCAGAAGAAGATGACTTTGCAGCTCCCGAAGGTGGAATAGAAACCGATATTGTATTAGGAGATTTATTTGAGATAGGAGAACACCGTTTACTTTGTGGTGATAGTACGGATAGCGACCAAGTAGCGAAACTAATGAATGGGCAAAAGGCTGATATGGTATTTACAGACCCTCCTTATGGTATTTCGCATAGTGGTAAAGGTATTAAAGGTGCTACAAAAGAAAATGATTTTGGTGAGATATTAAATGATGGCGATGTATCAGTTGCAATTGATTTTTTTAATCTATGCCAATCAGAATTCAATGAAGCAACTTTAATTTTTTGGGGTGCTAATTATTATTCATCTTGCATCCCTAATGGTTTTGGATGGCTTGTGTGGGATAAAGAAAGAGAAGGAAACACATTTAGCGGAGCAGAAATAGCTTTCGTAAATAAAGGTGTCAAAGTAGATGTTTTTAAGCATCAATGGCACGGTATGATAAAAGCAAGTGAAATGGGTGAAAAAAGAGTTCACCCTACACAAAAACCAATAGCATTAGTTGAATGGTGTTTTAATAACTATAAAGCTGGTGATTTAATTTTAGATGGCTTTTTAGGTTCTGGGTCAACAATGGTAGCATCACATCAACTTAAAAGAAAGTGCTACGGAATGGAATTAGACCCTAAATACTGCCAAGTAATACTAGATAGGATGAAAAAGTTAGACCCGAACTTGGTAATCAAAAAGAATGGGTTACCTTTAGAAAAATAGTGAAGTAATAGAGAGAAATGGCAAACGAACAAAACTTAAAACCCTTTAAGAAAGGGGAGGTGGCTAATCCTAATGGCAGACCTAAGAAGTATGTAACCTTACTTAGGGAGCAAGGGTATAAACTATCTGAGATTAACGACACTATTCAAGTTATGCTTCAAATGGGTGTGGATGAATTGAAAGAGGTTTGGGATAATCCTAAAGCTACGATACTTGAAAAGACAATTGCCAATGCAATGAGAAAGAGTTTGGAGAAAGGGAGTTTGTATTCGGTAGAAACTTTATTAACAAGGGTTTATGGTCGCCCGAAAGAGGTACAACAAGTAAGTACCGATAGCCGGATTGAGGTAGTGTTCGTAAATGGGAAAACAATTCTATGAGGATTGAACTACCTACTCCACATATTAACCAACAAAAGATATTAGATTGCGATAAGCGATTTAGAGTAGTGCTTGCCGGAAGGAGATTTGGAAAATCAGAACTTTCACAGATTGAAATCATAATCAATGCTTTACAAGGCAAACAGGTATTCTACGTTACACCTACTTACAATCTGGCTCGGGTATTCTTTGACCAATTAGCCAAAGCCGTACCTTTTGAAGCTAACAAATCAGAACTATCCATCAAGTTTCCTAATGGTGGGGCGGTTTACTTTTTTACCGGGGAACGGTTAGATAACCTTCGGGGTAGGAAGTTTCACTTTGGGGTTATCGATGAGGCATCCTATATCCCTGATTTAGAGAACGGATGGTTAAACTCAATCCGACCAACCCTAACCGATTACAAGGGAAGGGCTTTATTTATCTCCACTCCTAAGGGTAAGAATTTCTTTTATTCCCTATTCTTAAAGTCAGGCGAACCCGACTGGCAATCGTTTAAGTTTACCACCTACGACAACCCCCATATCGACAAAAGAGAAATCGATGATGCCCGGATGCAAATCCCTGAGGTTGTCTTTGAGCAAGAGTATATGGCAAATCCAGCTGAAAATGCCGCTAATCCTTTTGGGAGTATCTATATCAAGCAATGCACATTTGAAGCCACTAATGAGCCTCCTATTGCGTTTGGTATCGATTTGGCGAAGTCGGTTGACTATACCGTAATAATCGGGTTGGATAAAAATGGCTCGGTGTGTTATTTCGATAGGTTTCAAAAGGACTGGAGGCAGACAAAACAAGTCATCGGTCAGTTACCTAAAGTGCCTACCTTGATTGATAGTACAGGAGCCGGAGACCCTATATTTGAAGATTTACAACGAGAAGGTTTGCCGGTAAGTGGGTTTAAGTTTAGTTCGACCTCTAAGCAACAACTTATGGAGGGTCTTGCCTCAGCTATCCAACAAAGAAAGATAACCTTTCCCGAGGGGCATATCACTCAGGAGTTAGAAATCTTTGAGTATCAATACACCGCTACCGGGGTAAGGTATTCAGCACCACAAGGTTTCCACGATGACTGCGTAATGGCTTTGGGATTGGCTTGGCATCACTACACCCGAAACAATGCTATGGGTAGATATTCTTTTGCATAGCAATATCCAAGGCTTTCTCTATTTATGGGTATGAACTGGAAAGACATATCCGTATTTCAATGGCAGCAACTCAATGATTTGTTTATCAAGTCAAAGAACTTGACTGAGTTAGACCTTGCCGTACAATCTGCCGCTATCTGCACAAACAAAACCGAAAACGAAATCGACTCTTTACCCTTAAAGGATTTGAACAATCTATTAAAGAAGATTAGCTTTATCCACGAAGAGATTAAGCCCCAACCTCAGAAGTTTATCCAGATAAACAAAAGGCGGTATAAGTGCATTTATGACGTTCGTAAGATACCAGCAGCGAGATATATCGAGACAAAGCATTTCGGCCAAGATGTAAACGGCAACTTACATAAGATTGCAGCCTGTATGGTTGTGCCTATGAAAAAGAGTTGGTTTGGTTGGAAGGTTGATAAATACGAAGCAGCAAGACACGAAGAGTACGCTCAGGATATGTTAGAGGCTCCGATTACTGCCATCCTCGGTAGTGTGGTTTTTTTTTATCAAGTATACAAAAACTGGATAAAGAGTTCGAAGGATTATTTGATAAAGGAGATGATGACCAAGATGACAAGGTATCAGGCAGAAGTAGTGTATCAAACTTTATGCGATACTATGGATGGATATACCAGACCGAGTTGGTCGCTAACTTCGAGAAAATCACACTCGAACAATGTTATGAACTCCCGCTACTACAATACCTTAATGACTTGGCTTACCTTAAAGCGAAAGGAGAATACGAAGCAGAGCAGCTAAGAAAAGCGTATGGCAAAAAGTATTAAGCAATTACAGGCCGATTTGTTGAGCGATGGTTTACTGAATGAATTAGGAGCCAAGCGAAGCGATGTCAATCAGTTACCTGTATTAGAGCAGTTATTGATTAGGTCGGCTGCAAACTTTATCTTAAAGGTAAAAGAGAATATCGAGGTCTTAGGGATTAGCGATACCGGGGCTTTGAGTGATGATATTAGTTCAGGAGATTTAGTCAGGCAAGGGAGTGTTTACTCCATTGAAATGGGTTACCCTGCTGGCTCAAAAGCAGCTAAGTATTATGACTTTATCAACAAAGGGGTTAAGGGGGTACAATCAGGAACACCGAACTCTCCGTATGCGTTTAAGAACTTAGGAGTTAGTAGAGCATTCCAAAATAATATAACCGCTTGGATAAAGAGAAACAATATCAAGGGCGATGTATCTATAACCAAAGGACAATCGAAGAGGCAATCGCTATCTAAGATGGTAAGTCAGAGTACAAGGCAAAAGAGTTTAGCTTATGTGGTGGCTCGGTCGATAAAAAAGAAGGGATTAAAAAAGACAGGCTTCTTTGATAGTGCGGTAAGTAGCTTTTTTGGAAACGACTTTACAACTGCGGTAAGCAAGATTATAGGACAAGATGTAAGAATTTTAATTAGGCAAAATGGCAATAACAATCAATAGTTCCCCGGGTAATTACAGTACAATGCACGCTCCTTTGTGGTTCGTGGTTAGTTCTGATAATACAACACAAACTAACTTTAAGTATGTGTTTGATATTTACATTGGCGGTAACTTAGTAGCAAGGATAAAGCAATTCCCTCAGCCGGTATCGACAAAGGGTATCTTCAATGCAGCACCGATAGTTAGAAACTATTGGAACTCATATTTTAAGCCAAGTATCTCTCCGTTTACTGCGGTATCTTATACAGGCTCAGATATTTATATCGAATACGAGGTTAAGTTTGGCGAAGAGTACAACGGAACGACTTATACTAATTTAGAGGAGCAAAGCAACTTTGCTTACAATTATGTTCAAGATTACCTATACAATACAAGTTCTAATCTCATCTTAACCCCTACGGCATACGATACAAACTATGCAGGGTTCTATTTAACAAACCGAGATAAGACACAGGTTCAATTTCCTTATTCTTTACTGACAACCAATACTTTATTTACCTCGTTTCTTAGTGATGCAGAGAATACATCAAAGAATTTATCTTTAGATGTGGTTGTATTTAATGGCTCTACATCTACGACCTATACCGGGGCAACAAGTTCTTGGAAAGATTTTGCATTATTAGATATTTCCCCAAGGGCATTGAACGCTTATATTGGCTCAACAATTATAGATGCGACTACAAAATATTACGATGTAAGAGCAAAGATTGCCGGGGTTCAAGTAGATACAATGAGGGTTACTTTGTCTTGCACACAATACGATGTTATTCCTTTGCATTTCTTGAACTCGTTGGGTGGATATGAGACCTTTCACTTTAGCTTAGTGAATAGGCAAACAAGAGCAGTAGAGAAAAAGTCATTTCAAAGATTACAATATGAGTATGAGTCAGCGACTACGGCAATGGATATGGTCGATGCTTACGGGCGTCTATATGGTGGCACAATCCCCTTCTCTACGCAACAAAAAGTAACCTATAAGCTAACAAGCGATTGGGTAAACTTTACGGATTACAATTGGCTTAAAGAAATGATTGCTTCTCCTGAGGTGTACTTAGAAAGGAACAATCAGTTTATGCCGATAAATATCACAACAACCAATTGGACAGAGAAGAAGCGATTTGCCGATAAGACCTTCAACTTAGAATTAGACATCGATTTGGGATTGCAAATAAATTCACAGTTTAGATGATAACCGAAATTTACATCGAAGATAATAGATTAGATTTAAGTCAGGACTTATCATCGGAATACACCTATACCATTGATGAGATACAGGACTTTGCTGCAAGGAATACAAACTTTTCTAAAACCATAATCTTACCCGGTAATGCAGTTAACAATAAGCTATTCGGCCATATATTCGAGTTCAATTCAGCCAACTTCTATAACCCAGCCGAAGATAATGTGGGTTACAACTACAACGCTTCCAAATCAGCAAGTTGTGTTATTTATGTAGATAAGATACAAATCTTCAAAGGTATTATCCGGCTTTTGGAGATTACCATTGACAGAGGTAGTATCGAGTATGAGTGTGTCGTATTTGGAGAATTGGGTGGTTTTGTTACTGCTCTAAATAACTACAAGTTAGAGGAATTGGATTTCTCCCAGTATAATCATAATTGGACATACCAGAATATCTTAGCCAGTTGGGAACAAGCATCTGGAACGACCGCATCAGGAATGGGTTATTACTATCCCTTGATTGATTATGGTCAAGTCAGTACAAATAAAAAGCATTGGAGTTACAAAGCCTTCCGCCCGGCTCTATTCGTTAGGGAATATGTAGATAAGATTATCACAGAAGCCGGATATACTTGGGAAAGCGATTTCTTTAACTCTGATTTATTTAAGAGGTTGGTTATCCCTAATAACCAAAAGTATTTAGGTAACTACTCGGATATTTCTTTTTATGGAACATTTGAAAACATACAAAGAAGTTACTCGGGTTCTCCTACCCCTCGACCTTTGTTGGCTATTTATGATATTGTCAACTCAGGATATTTTACTGCAAGCAACGGATTAACAAGGTTCACTTATACCGGAAGTCAGAGTTTAACCATAGCTTTTGAATTTACCATTATCGGTAATACAAGTGATTTTACAGATATTACGATGTTAAAGAATGGGGTATCTGCTACAACGGTGTTCTTTGGGTCAGGAGATTTTGATGTTGTTGAAACATCGCAATATGTTACGCTTGCCACCAACGATTACATAGAGTTTAGATTAGGATGGCAAACGTGGGCAACCGGAGACCCTATCTATTTGGAAACTTCTTTATTCGAGGTTCGGTTTAAGACATCAAGCACACAAGCAGTACCGTTACAATATGGCGAGGCTATCATAATTAACAACTCAATTCCAAGGGGTGTATTCCAAAGGGATTTTATTAGTTCAATAATGAAGATGTTTAACCTTTATATCGTTGAAGATAGCCAAAGGGAAAAACACTTAAAAATAATTCCGTTCATAGATTTCTATACTACAAGTGCAAACTTTTTACAAGTTACCGACTTAGAAGAAGAATTAAAGATTGATGATACCTTCTTGCTTTTGTTGGATGATTACAATTCCACCCATATAGATTGGACATATAAGATTGATAGAAACAAACCATTTAAGATTAAGCCAATGAGCGAACTTAATGGTAGGTTCTTTGAGTTCCGTTACAAGCAAGATGCTGATTATTACAACGAGGACTACAACAAAAAATATGCTTTAGGTTACGGAGATTATATCGAAGATACCGGTTTTGAATTTGCCAACGATATTAAGAAAACAGAATTGGTATTTGCAGCTACTCCTTTGCTGAACTATGCCGGAGATGATAAAGTGTATCCCACTATATTCAAAAAGAGTAACACACAAAATGCCGTATCAGAGGACCAAGTAGAAAGCGTTATCCGTATTATGCAGGTTCATAAGGTTACAGGGGTTTCTAATTGGGATATGAAAGGCGATACTGGAAACTTAGTAACCAATCTTTCTTACTACGGATATGCAGGTCATTTGAACGACCCTGATGCTCCGACCGCTGATATTAACTTCGGAGTACCCAAAGAGATATATTTTGATTTAAGTACGGCTTATCCGAGTGCGAACCTTTATAATGCGTTTTGGAGTTCTTATATTGCTGAGATTACAGACAAAGATAGTAAGCTACTTACCTGTTCAGTTTATCTCCAATTAACGGATATATTCTCTTTAGATTTCTCAAAGCTAATCTATATCGATGGTGCTTTATGGAGATTGAATAAAGTCATTGATTTTAACCCTACCGTTCCCGATGCTACGAAATGCGAATTTCTTAAAGTAATTGAATTAACTTATACATAATGGCACAGGAAACAATAGGCATAAAAATACAGGTTGAAGGTGGTGATGCTGCCAAATCGGTAGGCTCACTTAAACAACAATTAAGAGAAGCACAAAACGAGGTTAATGAGTTATCAGCCAAATTTGGTGCGACTTCAAAAGAGGCGGTAGCAGCAGCAACAAGAGCAGCGGAATTAAAGGATGCTATTGGAGATGCCAAAGCCTTAACCGATGCGTTCAACCCGGATGCTAAATTCAAAGCATTTACTTCTACTCTATCAGCGGTTGCAGGTGGCTTCGGTGCGGTGCAAGGTGCTTTAGGATTGGTAGGTGTAGAAAGCGATAAGGTACAAGAAACTTTATTGAAGGTTCAATCGGCAATGGCAATCTCTCAGGGGTTGCAATCTATCGGAGAAGGTATTGATTCTTTCAAGCAGTTGGGTGCGGTTATTAAAAATAGCACCATATTCCAGAAGGCAAATAACGCTGTAACTGTTATTGCTACACAAGTTCAAAAGGCTTTTGGTGTTGCGGTAACTGGAACGGGTACGGCCTTCAAGGTTTTGAAAGGAGTTATTATTGCAACAGGTATCGGTGCTTTAGCAATTGGGATAGGTTTAGTAGTAGATAAAATAACAAGTTGGACATCTGGAACTGATAGGGCAAAAGAAGCACAAGACAGATTAAATAATGCATTAGAAGAACAAAATAGATTATACGAGCAACAACAAAAGAACTTATCTCAGGCAAGAACATTGGCATTAAAACAAGCCGAGATTGCCAATGAAAGTGCAGATGAAATTTACAAAATTAACACAAACTATAACAACCTTGAATTACAAGCAGCCAAAGAAAACCAAAAGAAACTACAAAAGCAATTTGCTGATTATAGGGCAACTATCGTTGCGACTGCAAAAGAGTTTAATGCTGATTTAACTGAACAACAAATTGAACAAGCTGGTAAAGATGATGAGTATTATACTAACTTAAAAAAGCAGGTTGAACAATCTACTGAGGAAATTAAAAATATAGAATTTAAGTCGCAAGTTGATTCTTTAGATAATACAATCCGAGTTAACAAAGACAAGGAAAATGCCAATAAGAAAGCATCGGATGATGCAAGAGCCAGAGCCGAAAAGGATGCACAAGCGGAAATTGAATATCAAAATCAATTAGAGGAATTAAGAAAAAGAAACCTACAAAGGAGTACTGATTTTGCAAATCAATTAAGAGATGCAGATATTCAGAAGAAAGAACAACAAAGAGAGAAAGATTTAGAAAACGAAAAGAAATTCATTGAGCAAAGAGATACCTTAGTTCAAGGTAGCATTGATAGGAACTTAGACAATATCAAAAAGCTACAAGAAGGTTCAGAAGAGCGAAACGATGTTTTAAGAGAGTTGTTATTTTCTCAAACAGAGATTGAACTCGCTAATCTTGATAACGAGTTTCAAAGAAAGTTCAATATCATTAAAGGAAACAAAGAGGCAGAATTAGCTTTAGAGGAACAATACGAGGGATTAAAAAAGAACCTTCGTATGAATGCGTTAAACCAAGAGTTGGGTAATTACGCAACCGCAGCCGGAAATATTGCTCAGATATTAGGTCAGACAACCGCTGCCGGTAAAGCGTTTGCGATTGCTGAAGCGACTATCAACACCTATAAGGCAGCATCTCAGGTATTTGCTGCTCCTGTTCCCGGTGTTGCTCCTGTTTCTTTAGGAGTTAAGATAGCCACGATGGTTTCGGCTTTGGCAACAGGTTTCAAGAATGTAAAATCAATTATCGGAACAAAAGCAACTGGTTCGGTAGGAACTCCAACAATTACAACACCTTCTGCATCAGCCCCGATTGCTCCTGCCGTAACACCTCAGGTTCAAGGTACATTAATTAATGCTCAGGCAATACAACAATTAGGAAACGCAACAAGCAGAGCGTATGTAGTTGAAAGTGATGTAAGTAGTTCACAAGAAAGAATAAGAAGGATTAACAGAGCGGCAAGATTAGGTTAAAACTCTATTTAATAGTATGGAAAAAGAATTACCAATATATCGCTTAGATATTAGCGAAGATTTAGACAGCAACGTAGAGGTGGATTTTGTAGCCTTAGTGGATAGGCCTGCAATCGAAAAGTCGTTCCTTGCGTTTCAAGATAGTTACTCAGATTACCCCGATGCGGTAAAGAACAATGCACAAAACGCTCTGGATTGGGCAGAAGAAAACGGATGGGGTTCTTGTGGTACACCTGTCGGTAAACAACGAGCCAACCAATTAGCCAAGGGGGAACCGATTAGTGTCGAGACAATTAAAAGGATGTATTCCTTCCTTTCCCGGCATCAAGAGAATGCCAAGGCTTCTAAAGGTTATGGAGATGGATGCGGTCAATTGATGTACGATGCGTGGGGTGGTGCAAGTGCTTTGAGTTGGGCAGAAAGTAAGTTAAAGCAAATCGAAAGACAATCCTTCGCCATACAAGATGAAGAAGAGAGGATAATCACAGGGGCTTTGATGTTGGCCGATACCCCTATTTATAGAAACGATGGAAACGGAGAATACTATGTTGTATTTAGTAAAGACACTATTAAGAAAATTGCTCAAAAATATTTTAAGAAAGGTTACCAAAATAATGTAAATTTGATGCACGATAGCGGTCAAGTGATGGATGGGGTAACGATGTTTGAGAGTTGGATAGTGGATGAGAAAAGAGGGGTTAAACCAATGAAGGGTTTTGAGGATGTAAATGATGGCTCGTGGTTTGGGTCCTTCAAGGTTGAAAACGATGATGTCTGGAATATGATTAAGGATGGCAAGATTAGAGGTTTTTCGGTCGAGGGTATCTTTAACTATTCTAAGCCGATGAGTAAAGAGGAAAAGATGATGGAGGACATTATTTCAATTTTGAAGCAAATAGATTAGGTTTTTCATAGTTTGGTTAAGTTCGGGGGGTGTTTCTACACTCCCCTTTTTTTGTCTATATGGTAACTTAAAATGTATTTAACTATTTATCAATAAATTTTATGACTGCACAAGAAGCACTATTGAAAATCAAAGCAATGTTTGCCGAGGCTCAGCCCGAGGTAGTTGCTGCCACTTTCGCCGAGTATGTACTCGAGGGAGGTGTTAAAGTAATGATTGACAAACTTGAACTTGGCGGTAAGGTTTCTATTGTTGACGAGGCTGGTAATGAACTTCCTGCTCCTGCCGGAGAGCATAAGCTCGCTGATGGTACGGTAATTACTTTGGATGAGAATGCCACAATCGTTGAAATTGAAAGCCCCGAAGTTCCAGTTGAAGAGCCAGAAACAGAAGTTGAACTCTTGAAAAAGAAGGTTGCCGAAATGGAAGCCCAACTTGCTGACTATGGTAAGAAAAAAGATGAGGAAAAAGTTATGATGGCTGACCAATCTGCTAAGTTCTCACAAGCTATTCAAGAACTTACTGATGTCGTTATCGAACTGACTAAGACCCCTCAGGTTGCTCCTACTCAACCTAAAGAAGTATTCGAAAAGCATTTCCCAAGCAAGAATGACAAAATCTCTCGCTTTCTTTCAAATTACGCAAAATAATCTTTCAAAAATTAAAATTTAAGTAAAATGGCTTTTGACGTTTCAGCATTAGCAAACTATACCAAAGAGAATGAGTCTCTGTTGGTAACTTCTTCCGTACTCGGAAGCAAAACCGCTTCTTTGATTAAGAGTCAAGGAAACGTAATGGTCGGTGTAAAATCTGCCGAGACCATCAACATTATGGATACTGACGCTATCTTCCAAGCTGGTGGTTCTTGCGGTTTCAATGCCTCAGGTTCTACTACCTTCACTCAGCGTACTGTAACCGTAGGTAAAATCAAAGTAAACGAGTCTCTGTGTCCTAAAGACCTCGAGGCTAAGTATCTCCAGAAGGCTCTGCCTGAGGGAAGTCGTTACGATTCTATCGCTTTCGCTGCTGACTATACAGACAAGAAGGCTGCTCGTATCGCTTCTCAGTTGGAAACTGCTATCTGGCAAGGTGCTACTGGTTCAGCTAACGTAAACCTTAATAAGTTCCAAGGTCTGGTTACCTTGATTGGTTCTTCTGCCGTAGAAGCAAACAATGCTACCTATTATGGTGGTACTGCTACTGCTATCACTACTGCTAACGTAGTTGCTATCTTCGATGCTCTTTACAAGGCTATTCCTGCTCAAGTAGTAAGCAAAGATGATATGACTATTTGGTGTGGTCAAGACGTTTTCCGTACTTACACAATCG